TCTAATATTGTTTATGTAATCAAATGACATATCAAAATCAAATGTGTAATCTATAAGTTTGTCATTTAGTGAAGTCTTTTGAACCATACTATTTTTCTTTACATTGACAGGAACATATTGTGTTGAATTAGGATTAGTAGGGTCAAGTCTTGTTAACCACACTTGTTCTGATAATAATAATTGTTCAAACCATTGATTAGCCCATTCAGGATAATACCCACTACTTAAAGTTATGCTTGTATTTGCTACTGTATTATAATCTTGTTTAGTATGTACATAAGGACTATAAACTCCTGCTGTATTTGTAACGACTCTTTGAAACTTCTCTTGTTTTTTTGTAGTAGTGTTTACAGATTTTAAAAAGAACCACAAGTCTTGTAATGCTCCATACTTATTTACAAATGTAATTTTATGTCCGTTTCCATATTTAGTACAATCAATTCTATTTATATTCATTTTAATTCCTGCTGGACTTCCTACAATATCTAAAGCTGTAGCTCCATAACTTTGATAGCCCATAGTCTCATTAGCAATTATATAAGGAACTGAACCAGATGTATTGTTAGGCACATAAATATAGTATTCATCATTTATTCCTGTATGATTAGGGTCTCCACTAATAAGCCAAGTAGGTCTTGAGCCAAAAGGTACTGTTGGATTGCTACCTTCTGTAAAAGTTCCATACCCATCGTAACCTACATCTGTTATTGTTGATGTTGTTAAAGCTGTTCCACTTCCATCTGTTGATGCGTGTGAAGTTAAAGTAGATATGATTGCTAAAGTTTCAGCAGTATAACTACCATCATAAGTTATGTTTATAAAATCTCTACATAGTTCTGCTATTTCCCAAAGCATATTTGCTCCTGCTGTTGCACTTTTTACTAAAGTATATTCTATTGTTCCATCAATACTAATAGTTATTTTAGCAGAATTAGCTCCTGTACCTGCTGCTGCGTATTTATATTGTGGACTTCTTAATGCTATTGCTGCCATTGTTTATTTTTTTGTTCCTAATATTATTCCTTTTTCTATATCTAATACAAAGTCTTTTACTAATTCTTCTGGCAGTCTTTTAAATGCTGCTTCAAATGGTTTAGTAAAAAACATACTTGCTTTTATACCTTTATTTTTTATACTATGTGCAAGAATATATCCCATTGTTTCATAAGACCCATACCTACCTTTTTTATCTCTTGGCTGTAATCCAACACGCCTTGCAAATTTTGAAAACACTCCTGTCTTTTTTTCAAGACCTATTAAGTTGCTACTACGCTTATATGAAAACGGAGAATTTTTATTTACAATATAATTTGATTTAACACCTTTTACACCTTGATCTTGATATGCACCATATTCTTCCATTAAAAAGTTTATTAGAAAACCTTTTTCTTCTTTATCAAGTGTATAAGTAATTGAGTTGTATAATTCTTTTGATGCGTTATGGTTACCTTTTGTCAAATTTGTTCTTGACTGTTGGACTACATAATTGCCAAAATCTTTTAATGCTTTATTTATATTATCAAAATTCATTAACAGATTCTTATGTCATTATAAATTACTATATCCATTGTAGCCGTCCATCCTGCTAATTGGTTTTCAAACCTGTCATAAAATGGTTCACAATTTACAGGACTATCAAGCTGGTACATATCTTGATGTAGTGTTCCCATTCTTAATACTTGTATTGCCTTGTTTAATACTGCAAGTTGTGTGTTTAGAATATCTTGTTCGTTATTGTTTCCTGTAAACCTATCTGTTGTAGGTTGTTTAGATTGGTCTACTATATCCATTGCCAAGATGCTTATATTAAAATTAAGCGTTTGTTCTTCTTGAGTTACGTTGTTTACTATAATATGAGCGAGGGGAAATATATCTTGTTTGTTTAAATTAACATCGTATATGTCTCCTGTAGTTACTGTATTGCAGTTTATGTCTGCAAGTAATTGTGCTTTTATAGTTTCAGTTAATTGGTAAAAACCTCTTATTCCTTGTTGGCTCATTTAAATTTACTTTTTATTTGTTTCGATTCTAATTCGTTTTTGTCTTTCATAAATGCTAACATCATTAAACATTGGTGCATACCTAATTTAGTGATATTTTCAAATCGTGTAATATCTCCTGCAGCGAGTCCGTAAAGGCTCGAATACCATCCCCACTTTTTTGAAAACCCAGCTCTTGAAGAAGTTGTTTCTCCTCCTTGTTCTCCAAATAATTCATCATAGTTTTCGATAAGTCGATGCCTAAATGATAAAAAAAAATAATAGAACCAAATACAGCATCCATTGGCATCTGTAGTAGGAGGTCTTTTGTTTCTACATTATAATCTTCTATAAGGTATTTATCTCCTAACTTTTGTTTAATAGGTCTGTATAGTACATTCATTGCCGTATGTATATTATCCCAATCTCCCATATAGGTATCAAGGTCAATATATTCGCCTAATGTAATTTCATCTAAATCAGGAACAAACCCATATTCAACACCACCTAAATAGAAACTTTTAACCAAGTCTGGTTTTTCTTCAAACATATTAGTTATTAATGTTGCTATACGGTCTGCGTCAGATAGTTTAATGTTTAGAGCATCTTGTGTTTTTATTCTACAAAATATCTCAATCATTTTTGATTGTATGAAGTTATTGTCTTTGCTACTGTTTTGCACTTTTAAGAACTTTTGATATTGCTTCAATGTAATCTCATTAAGTTCTGTAGGCACGTTTATATTAGCTTTCATACTTATATAACGTAATTAAAGTACGATTTTAGTATAAAAAAAAAGGTGCTATTTCTAACACCCTTTTTCCACTAAAAACAAAACAAAATTATTAATCTATATATTCGCATTGATGACTACAATACCCCTCCTTATAAATTGGTCTTTCACATTCAATACATTTGTATTGTGGCATATCGTCTGGTGTTTCTGTATAGTAGTTCATAAATTATAAGCTCTCATTTCTTCTTTGTATAATTCTAAATCGTATAGGGCTTCATTCATTCGTTCCCTGTAATCGCTATTAGCCATTTTACAAGCTGTTAAATCGTTTTGTAATCCTGCAACATAAATAGAGTTGTCTATAAATAATTGTTGGAATTGTAATAGCTCTTTGTTCTTTGGTTTAGCTTTTACCCACTTGTTAATTAGTTCGCCAAGTATTATAGCGTTACTGGTATATTCTAAATCTTGTAAGTTCTGTATCTTGTTTCTCATACTATTGTTTCTAACAAATGTAAGAAAAAAAACATAGCTACATAAAAGATTGCCCATCCTAAAGCTGCATAACCTACAATTTTTAAAAATGATTCTTTGTTTTCTTTTGGAGATATTTTCTTTGCAATGTAATATCTACGCTGTCCGTTTACTTCGTAATAATGTTTCATACTAATTTTAGTGTTAAAGAAATTATACCTGCAGTCCAAGCTATTAAAAGTAATATGCCTATGATTTTCATTGAGTCATTTTCTTTTTTTGGACTTCTACCTTGATTACTTCTATATTGTCTTTTTTTCATATTATGAATGTTGATATCTGAAATTACAGATGTTTTTATAAGATTTTACAACCCACTCTTTCTGATAGGGTTTTAAGTTTTCTGTAGTCAATAACATTTTTAATGTTGATTCTACGTCTATTAGTTTTGAGTTGTCCTCAAATGTTAATTTATTTATTGCCATATTATAATCTTAAAATATCTACTAAATTAACGTGGTGCATATCAACAGCAGATAATGCAGAATACCATTCTCTTGAAACTTCATCTTCTTTCAATGAAATAGGACAATCTAAATCTGGTTTGTTGTTAACTAATGCTGGGTATATAATACCTTTTTTCTGGTTTAAATATGAATCTACTGACTTTAAATAAATTAATTCTTTCATTTGTTTTGTTTGTTTATATAACTGCTTCGTTGCAATTATACTCAAATATATAACTATTTATTTAATTAACAAAATATTTAATAACTTATTTATTCAAACTCTAATATATCGCACTTGCTACAGTAGTAGTAGTCTTTATTATCTTTGCCTGAATATATAGTCATTGTCTGTTTACATTTTTTACATTCCATTATTGTATATAGTATTTGCCCCTGTTAGGATTTTGTAGCTGGTAACTTACTGCATATCTAATTGCATCTAAACAATGATTCCATTTGTCTATTGGTGTTTTAGATTTCTTCTCAAGCCAACTGTAGTTGTTAAGTTCTTTTATTAAATTAATACTTTGTTCGTCTACTATTAAATCATAGTCCTGTAATAATGATATTCCATAAGTAATAGAACCAGCTCCTTTTATTGAAGCTACTATATTACATTTCTGTTTTAATTCATAGATTAATCTTTTTTCTGCAGAATCGCCTACTATTAGATTATCTACTGCGTGTTTCATATTTAAACGTGCTATTTCGCTTGTTGTTAGTTTAGGCAAGTAAAAACATTCTTTTAAATAAATAATCTTATTAGCAGTATCTATATTAGTTTCTATTAATGTGTTTGGGTCATTCATTCCAAAGTCTTGACCAAAAACGCTTATACCTACTTTTTTAAATTCTCCTATTGACCAGTTGGTAAATATTACGCCTTCTGCTTTATTTAACCAGCCACCAAGCATTTGATGTTTATACTTTTGTGGTCTACGTTTCTTTATGTTGTCTATTTGGTTTATGTAACTTTCTGAAAGGTTTTCAAGATTGTCTAAATAGGTTGTATGTATATAGGTAACGTTATCTTTTGAAGTGTTTACACTTTCTTGCACTCCTTTATCTTCAAAAAATCTTTTATATATCCAATGTTCTTTAGTTGTAGGATTTAAGATTAGTATTACTCTATTTTGTTTGCCTTGTTGTCTTACTGATAAATCAATCTTGTCAAATGTATCTTCATTAGTAAGTTCTTCTGCTTCATCTAATACAAAGGTTGTAACGCCTTGTAATGACTTTAGATTAGCCGTTTGGTCTCCACTTGATGTTTTTATCCCCTTGAATATTATCTTGCTCCCAGAACGCTTATTTCTTATTTCATCTTTTGTGATATGAAAGTCATCAAACTTTTTAAGCAGTTCAAGTTTCTCAATAAATTCAGGAATAATAGAAATATAAGTAGAAGATAAAGTGTAACGAGTAAATAGAATAGTATGTCCAGCTTCATAAGTTAAAAGAACTAATAAGAGGTTTATAGAAAATGATTTACCAGAACCACGTCCTCCAGTTACTATAAAGTATCTCCCATCTGATTCTGCAATAGGCGAATACTTTTTATTTATCTTAATCACTTAAACTTAATTAAGTCTTTAAAGTTTATGTTAAAGCCATCACTTGAAGATATGTCTACTGATTCTTTAGGTTTGCCATATCTATATCCAAAGTATAAGTTCATAGCTCTTGAATCTCCTTTTAGTATTTGTTTGCCTAAAGTCTTTATTACTTCGTCATTGTCTATTAAGGCATCAAGTTTTTCAATTAGTTTTAGTTCGTCTGCTTTCTTTGGTCTACCTGCACCTTCTCTTGCTCCACCATTGTTTTTTCTATTATCCATAATATGTTTTTTAAATTGTTCTAAAGCGTCTTTGCTTATTCCATTTAATACTCCTACAATCTCCTAATATATTTAATCTTGAAACCTTATTATTAAAGTTGTTTCTTTCTTCATTAAGTTGACTGTTTCCATTTTTAGAATCCATATTGAAATATTATTGTTTATTCAATCTATATATATAACGTAATTTTTAGCTTAATTTATTCAGTACCAGATATTATATCTTTTTTTGGTCTGTCTTGTAGAATACTAAAGCCTAATAATAAATAGTTAATAGCATCTGCATATCTACTTTCTATTGGTTCTGCTTGTGGCATATAAGGGTCTCCTGCGTGTGTTAATATTGCTTGTATGTGTTTATTAAAAAATACAGCCCAAACTTCCATAGGTTCAATGCCTATGCTTTCTGCTGTAGATTTAAAGTTGTTTAGAATGTCTATATTCTTTTGTGTGTA